CAGACAGTGAAATATCCACAAATCTTCCAAGACAATAAAAATATATTAGGAGATGTATTGTATCTTTTGATGTTGTCGGATTTTCACCATCACTGGAAAATGCATCAAGTCAAGAGGGTCGTAGTTCCTCCGATGTATCATGGTCAATATAGGATCTGGTACAATAATAACGATCCTTTTGGCTTTTGTTTGTGGGCATGGGTAAGTGATGAAATTTTAGAAAAACTGCTTAAAGAAGAATACAGGATGAAAGCCGATGATTGGCAGTCAGGTAAAAACTTATATCTGGCAGAGTTTGTAGCTCCATTTGGTCAGACAAGGCAATTAGTCCGCAATATGAGACAATACATAAAAGAAAATTTTGGTGAAGATATAAAAGGGCATTGGTTTAGACCTTCAAGAAAAAAAGTAGGTACAGCCATGTCAGGTAAAAAAGTAGCATAGGAGAATATCTATGGGTGAAAGTACCGATAGTTCAAGTGATTCTGACGAAAGCATTGAGGCACAAGAAAGATCAGATGATCAGGCAACTGGAGCATTTGGCGGAGATAATACAAATGTAGGAGATCCAAGCGATAGTATTGGGTTTTCTAGTCCAGATGTTGGGGCAAGTTATCAACAAGCACAAGCTGATATACAAAATGCATATGCCAGTGGGCAGGCATTGGGTGCAAATCTTGGTAATGTAACTGCTCAGGATATGGGTCTGAACACAATAGGAAATACACTTGCACAACAGGACTTTGCAAGAGAACAAAGTTTCTTTGATGAAAATCCAATGAGTACAATGGTAGATGCACCTTTTACGTCTAGAATGGCAGATATCAATGTTGGTGCAGGTGATATTTTTGGATTGAAAGATCAGATTGCAAATAAACTTAGTCAGGGCGGTACAGCAATTACAAACAATCAGGGTGAGATAGTAGGAGCAACTGGCCAAACTCCATTATTTGGTATACCTTTTTTGCCAAATGTAACCACATATACAGGAAGAAACGAGTTTAATCCTTTCGGTGATCCAACAATGGGCAGTGATGATAATCCTGATCCAGTAACTACACCTACAGTTACTAACCCTATATCAGGCAAAGAGCAATGTCCTGATGGATATGTATTTGATAATGATCTACAGGCTTGCAGGTTAAAAACAAGGGCAGATGATGTTGCAGGAACACCAAAAAACCCACCAGACATGAATGCACCTGCGTTTGTAAGAAATTATTCTTTGTTAAATACAGCACCATCTAATTTACCACAGGGGTTTAATTATAATCAGGCTAACCAAAACTTTATGAGCAGGTTTGCAACCAGACCATCAATATTTAAGAAACCACCAAACTTGCTTGGTTTTACACCATTTAGGAGTTCTTAAATGTCAAAAGAGGGTAGGTTAAGAGAGCAGATTGATAAAGGCAAACAGGTTGATGCAATTATAAAAAATCCAATGTTTACAGAGGTTTTTGCAAATCTGGAAGAACAATTTTTATCTGCGTGGAAAATGTCCAGTATGAAGGACAGTGAAGAAAGAGAGAGAATTTACTATTTATACCAATCATTACAGGCACTTAAAGATGCCATGACAGGCATTAGCGGTAATGGAAGGTTAGCCGAGAGCCAATTGAATGAATTGATTGGTAGAAAAACAACACTTAATTAGGGGTAATTATGAGTGAAGAAAATAAAGCACTGGATATAAATTCAGCAGTACAAGAAATGTTATTACCATTGGAAACCGAGAACAAGGTAACTCCTACAGATGGTGAGGCCGAGCCTGTAGAAGAGGCTCAAGTATCAGAAGTTGAAGAGCAAGAGGTAGCCATTGATGAAAGTCAAGAGGTAGAAACCGATGAAAGCGATGATGCAGAAGATACAACTTTTGAAGAAGGTGATACTGAAGAAGTCGAGGAAGAGGCTCCTACTCTCTACAAAATCAAAGTTGATGGTGTAGAAGAAGAGGTAACCCTTGATGAGGCTTTGAATGGTCACATGAGGCAAAAGAAATTCCACAGAGAGTTAAACAACTTGCATCAAGATCGTAAATCGTTTGAGGCAGAAAAAGCCGAGACGAAACAACTGCAAGACAGGTTTAAACAAGGTTTAGCCACACTTGATAAGCAATTACAAGTTGATGAACCAAACTGGGATGAACTGCGTAAAACAAGATCTCAGGAAGAATTTAACGCAATCTATACTGATTGGTCTATTAGACAGGATCAGAGGAAGAAAGTTCAAGCAGAGATCGACCAAATCACGAAACGAGAAAACGAAGAAAATGTTATCAAGTTTAATCAGCATATGAAGAATGAGTACGACAATATGTTGCAAAAAATTCCAGAATGGAAAAGTGAGAAGGTCATGAATAATGAGAGAAAGGAAGTCATTGAATATGCCAAATCTGTCATTGGTTACACTGATGATGAAATAGCAAATGCTGTTGATCACAGAGCAATTGTAACATTGAGGAAGGCCATGAAATTCGATAATCTTATGAAGAAAAAACCTAACTTAGTAAAGAAGGTTAAACAAGCACCAAAAATGGTGAAGGCAGGAACTCCTAGAACAAAGTCAGAAATTGTATCAAGCCACAATAAGGCGGTAAGAGACAAATTTTTGAAAAATAGCAATTTCGACAATGCTGTCGAATATCTTTTAAATCAAAAAAAATAGCCAATAGGAGTTAATAATGGCACAATTTACTACAGCTAATGCTGTTGGAGAGAGGGAGGATCTCTCTGATATTATCTACAGACTAGATACTACAGAGACACCTTTTTTCTCTACAGCAAAAAAGACAACTGTTAAGGGTACACTAACTGAATGGCAAGTCCAAGAGTTAGCCTCAGCAGGTCAAAACTCAGTCAATGAAGGTGCAGATGCAAGTTTTGCAACACCAACAGCGACTACAAGATTAACTAATAATACTCAAATCTCAGTCAAAGATTTCCAAATCTCTGGAACATTAGAGGCCGTAGATAAAGCAGGTAAAAATTTGCCTCACTAAATCGTAAGGTTTAGAAGTAAACCATGTGAACTCAGGGGAACCCCTAACGTAAAGTCGAGGGCAATCCTGATCCAAGCCTAGCAATAGGAAGGAGCAACGACTATTCCGAAAGGAAGTACACCCAAGTGGGTGGAAGTGCATGGCTCCTCGTAAGAGGATGAAGATATAGTCTGAACTTATAGGAAACTATAAGCAGATCGAAAGATCGGTCTAGGATTAACGAACCTAGATGAACATAATTGAGAGATAAAGAAACTGCGTATCAAAAGGTGTTAAAAGGCTTGGAATTAAGACGAGACGTTGAGAAGATTATTACTGATCTAAACGTAGCAAAGTCTGGGTCTGATCCAAGAAAATCAGCTACATTTGTAACATTTATTACAAATGGTGATGCCTCACCATCAGACATTTCATTTGGAACTGGTGATGGAGCAAATAGTTGTGATTTAACTGGAACTGAGGCTCCGCTTACATTAGCGAAGATTGACAATGCTACACAACAAGCATGGCAAGATGGAGGTAACCCTCGTATGTTGCTCTGTGACGCAACCAATAAGGCAAATATTTCGGCCTTATCTCAGGCAGGCACAAACTTGGTAACAAATCAGGTCAATGCAACAGCAAATACTGCTCCTTCATTTATTGGAAGTATTTCTGTAGTTCTTAATGACTTTGGCCAGTTAGCAATATCAATGAGTAGGTTTATGTCTGATGACAAACTTCATATCATTGATCCTGATCACATTATGATCGGTAATCTTGATGGCAGAAACTTTGTCGAAAGCGAGTTAGCAAGAACTGGTGATTCAATTAAGCACCAGATTGTTTATGAGTGGACATATATGCCGACAGCACCGAAGGCTCATGCCTCAGTGATCGGTCTAAATGGATCTTAATAACACAAATAGATAGGGAGGTTTCGGCCTCCCTAACAAAGGTTTTTTATGAAAAGATTAATTGAAAAAAATCCATACAGTCAAAAAGAAATATGGATGCATGACAATCCTGATGGTGGTTACACCATTGAGGAAAAGCAACATATTAATGAGGTACTGGATATAAATAAAGCAAAAATGAATGAATATCGAAAAGGTAGATTAATCGGCAACACACAAAATCACTGGCAACAGGTAGCTGAAATACCAAGTATGGTTTACATGGATCTAATGAAAAGGTTTGGTGATCCACATAATAATCCAGAGGCACAGAAAAAGTGGAAGGCATGGTTAAACGACATTGACAATAGATATTTTAGAACAGGTGGTGGTAACGTATGAGTATATCAACCTATGCAGAATTAAAGACAGCAATTGCTAATTTCTTGGCAAGGACTGATCTAACAGAACAGATACCAAACTTTATACAATTAGCTGAGGCTAGATTGTCTAGGGAGTTGGAGACAAGAGATCAGGAAAAAAGAGCAAATGCTACTTTGACTATAGGGGATGAGTTCATAGCATTACCAACTGATTTGAGAGAAGTAAGAGAGGTCAAACTCAATACATCACCCAATACAGTTTTGGACTACAAAAGTCCTATACAGCTAGACAAAGACTTTCCATCTGGCGGTAATGGTAAACCTGTATCATATTCAATTGTTGGTGCTGAAATGAAACTCAGGCCTGTGCCTGACAGTGCGTATACAGCAGAAATTATTTACATTGGTGGACTGACTGCATTGTCAGATAGTAGCACTACCAATCAATTATTAACAAGGCATCCAGATGCATACTTATCTGGCAGTCTAGTTGAGGCCTATACATACTTAATGGATGAGGCCAGAGCCTCTACTTATGATGCTAAATTTACAAGATCAATAGAGGAAATAAGGAAAGACGAACAGCGAAGTCATTATGGTACAGGATCACTTCACATAAGTTCAGTCTATGCAAGGCAATCATCATCAGCAAGTTAGGAGATAAAATATGTCAGCAATGAGTGATTATCTAGAGTTAAAATTTCTAGATCATTTTACAGGCACAGCCTCTACATCTGCACCATCAGCAGTATATCTAGGTCTTGCAACTGCAAGCCTTCAAGACGATGCTAGTGGTACAGAATTAACAGGAAACAATTACAGTAGAAAAGCAATTACATTTGCCTCTGCATCTAGTGGTTCTATAGCAAGTAACAGTGCAGTAGAGTTTGATCCTGCAACTGGTTCATGGGGTTCTGTGTCTCACTGGGGCATTTTTGATGCATCATCCAGTGGTAACTTATTATTTCATGGATCGTTTACAGCATCTAAAACAATTGCATCAGGTGATATTTTAAAAGTAGCAAGTGGTTCTTTAACTATCACTGCAAACTAGTGAGATTTAAATGCCATTAGGAACACCGCATTTAGATCAAATTACATCTAATCTTGATGAAATATCAGGTAGTTTAGATATCGATGCAGACTTACAGAAGGTCGAATTCAATAACCCAACATTAGAACAACTTGATAGTTGGGGTACAATTGACTTCATTGCTACATTTGGCAACATCGACAGTCTTTCAACTTTACAGGTAAGACAGGGTACAGCCTCGGCATCAACTGTA